ATGGCGACGTCAGACAAGATGACCAAGGAAGAATATCAGGCGCACATGGATGCGCTGGCAATGCGCGTCAGCAAGACGATGGCCGGCGAGCGTCTGGAGGATGCGCTCAGCGCGTATGCCGCCTGCATCGGCTTCGGCATGCTGCAGCTTCCGGTTCATCAGCATGACCTGATGCACCAGCACATCGGCAACATCATCGGTGCGATCATCAAGAACGGGCCGCAGATGGTGCAGCCGGTGACGCCGCAATGATGGGTCCGGGCAAGCACGATGATCTGTGCAGCTACGTGCGCCAGCAACTCGGGCTCGGTGTCGATGGCGGCGTGATGCTGATCGTGTTGCATCCGAACCGGGACCTGACCGGCTTCGCATGTCAAGCTGACTACCGCACCACGATGGCAATGCCGGAAATTCTGGAGAGCGTTGCCGCGCAAATCCGCGAGGACCGCGCGAAGGGCGTCGCATGAGCAAGCCGCTGCGAATGTGGACGGTGTACGAGAGGCCGAGTGATTATCCGGAGAACTATGTCGCGCGACTATTCGAGGTCGACGCCGCTGGACCGCACGCTACGGAAAACACCGTCATCGCGCCCGATCTGGAATTCCTGCGCGCGCTGATGATAGGGATGGGGCTGGTCAAGATGGTGCGCGATCCGAACGATGATCCGGTAATTGTCGAGGTCTGGCTGTGAAGAAGTTCACACCGCTGACGCTGCAGGCGAATCGTATCCGCGTTGGAAAGTACGGCAGCGATGATAGCTATGGTCTGGCTGGGGCGTTTCGCCTGATCGCACCGGGCGGTGGATTGCTACTGGTCCTGTCGAGCGGACCAGAAAGCGCAGCGAACGACACGGAGTGGGAGCACGTGTCGGTATCGGCAGAGCATCATCCGCCGCTGTGGGAGGAGATGTGCTGGGTGAAGGACATCTTCTGGGACAAGCACGAGATGGCGGTCGAGTATCACCCGCCAGAGTCGGAGTACGTCAACTTCCATCCGAATGTGCTGCACTTGTGGCGACCGATCAAGATGTCGATCCCGATGCCACCGGTCTTGCTGGTGGGGCCGCGATCCGGCGGAAGCAATCGATGACCACCGTGCTGCGCACCACATGCCCGTTCTGTGGCTACCACCATGACCGGATCACCGCGATAAAAAGCGAGCCAGACGCACGCCCGAAAAACGGCGATGCCTCGATGTGCTGGGCGTGCGGTGAGTTCAACATCGTGGACGACGGCACCGACGAGGGCATGCGCCGGCCAACCAAGAAGGAGCAGCGCTCGCTGGATCGGGACCAGCGCATCAGTGACCTGCGGGGAGCGTGGCGCATGAGGGTGCGGCAATGACGGCAGAGCAACGCTACTGGCGCGCGATCCGCGAGGCCCACCTGATCCACGAGACCCACCTGATCCAGTTCCTGAGCGGCCAGAGCGAGACGCTGCCGGCCTTGGTCGACATCGAGCGCCAGTTGCTGGTAGCTGAGATTGCGAGAGCGCTAAGCGAACCAAGCACTTAGAGAACCGTTGTGGTCTATGCTTCTGATCTGTGAAACATGCCACAAGCACTGGAAGCTGCCGCGCGGCCACATCCGACAGGCAACCTGCCCCAAATGCCGGCACCGGACCCGGAGCCGCGCCGCCCGGACCCGGGAAGCCGTCCGCAGGATCGTCAGGGAAGGCGCTGGAGTAGCCGATGAGATCGGGGCTCCCTGTACAGCGGCGGAGCTCCGGCAACGCATGGACGAGGCTGACGCCAAGGCGGCGCGCGCTCTCGATCTGGCCCGGACCATCGCCGCCCGGTTCACCCGGGGCGGAACCTAATATCTCTCCACGTGGGAGATATTTCAGCACCCTCGGCAGATCGGCGGCGGTGCCGGCGGGACCGGCGGCAGGTCCTCGACCTGCGACCGTCGCGGCTGTTCACCGAAAGGGCAGCACGCCGAAGATCGACAGGATGCCGACGATCACCAGCACCGCGATGATGATCATCAGGCCCTTGCCGAGGAAGCCCTCCTCCGGGTTGACGTTCATCCAGTACTTGATGATCAGCGCGATCAGAATCAGAACCGCTGCGGCTGTTAAAAAATACATGGTCAGGTCTCCCTCATGGCGCGCTGTGGCCACGACACCTTGCAGGTGTTGCAGTAGATGAAACACCAGCCCGGAACGGTGCAGCCCTTCTCAAGCACGATGTGGCTGCGCTTGTGAAACAGCCGGCACCAGATGCGATCCATCAATTGATGCATCACACCATCTCCATCTCCGCCGAGTCCTCGCTGATCAGGTGTTGCACTTGCAACAACATCTGGTTCGCCTCGTGCTTGATCTCGACCTCTTGGCGATTTATCGGTCCCCAGTGCTGGCGCAGGTAGCGCAGGCCGACGCCAGTCACGAAGCAATGGAAGGCCGGCGAATACTTCGACAGGAATTGGAATTTCGCGCCGTCGCCGCTGCCGTAGTTGCCGAGATCGTCGGCCTTCAGCTTCACGCCTTCTTGGAATGTCGGCAGGAAGCCGTTTGGGTTGGCCCAGTACTCATTCAGCAATGGCGGGATCGATGACGAGCACGAGCGGATATTCCACGACGTCTGATACATCGACGCCTCGGCGGTGTCGGCGGTGCAGTTGTCCGCGCTCATGTCGCGGCCTTCGCAGTAGCGCCCCGAGCTCTCGCGCGCGCCGAGCCCGAGCAATAGCACGAACAGCGCACGCAGCGTATCGATGCCGTCCTGCGACGTGTCCATGCTGATGGCTTTGAATTTATCGCGGCACCACGACAGCGCGTCGTAATCGGGGAGGTTTCGATCCGCCTGCGCTGCCGTGGTCGCTATGGGATGGCCCTGCAACAATCGTGTTGCCGCCAGCCCAAAGCACTGTGCGATGCCGGCGGTGTACCCCAGCGGGAGCACTCCGCGATCCTTCCACTTGTATTTCGCAATCGCGCTGTTCTTGGCGAGGTCGGCGATCCTGCGCGCCTGATCCGCCGGCATGCGGTCATTGCCCGACGCCTTGGCGTGCTCCAGATAGTCGAGCGCAGCCCACGTCTTTGGACCGACGATGCCGTCAGACGTCACACCCTCGCCATAAGCCGCTTGATAACCGAGCACTGCTGCGTCGGTCACGGGGCCGAAATCGCCGTCCGCTGGAAAGACGCCGAGCAATGTCTGCACGTACACAACGTCGTCACCTTCATCGCCGAGAGCGATGGTTCGCCGCCCCGGCTCTTCCGCAGGAATCTCCACCATCGGCGGCATGATCACCGGTTCGTCGGGATCGACCGGCGGCTCCGCTTCGATGTTCTTGCCAGCCAATGCAGAAGCCAGCGCAGCGCAGATCGCGCCGAACTCCTCCTCGTAAGTCGCCGCATCGGTCGAGCTATCAACGAACACCACCTCGACCAGTACGGATTTCTCAGCCGTCGAGTTCAGGAAGAATAAATTGTCGCGATACTTCGGCCCTCTATTTGGCAGTGCTGTCGCTTTCGCAACTCCATCGGCGATCTTCTTCGCCAAGTCTTTCTGCGTCAGGTACAGACACTCGGTACCCATCGCGGCGCTGGTGGTTTGATAGGCGTTGAAGTGGATCGAGACATCGAGCGTGCGCGACTGACCGTTGTGCCAGTTGACGATGCGATTGAGGTTCTCGTTCTGCGAATGACTCCAGTCGTCGTGATAGGTCTTCACGTCGACGCCGGCCTCGCGTAGCAACCGCGCGGTTTCCTCGACCACATCGCGCGCGCAATTCACCTCGTCCAGATAGCCGCTGGCTCCGCGCACATACTTGCCGTGGCCCGAGCTCATGCAAATCGAAACCATGACGATGCTCCTATTGTGAGATCGGCGGCGACGGTGGGCCAGCCTGCCTGATCCGTTCAAGCTCTTCGGCGGTGAAGGTTTGCTCGCCACTGATCGGTGGCCGCACGACGCCGCCGGGATCACCCGGTGTCGGTGCCCACGACTCGCCCGGAGGTTCACCCGGTGTGAACGGTGGCGTCAGTTCGTTCGGATCGTCTTCAGGCGACCACGACTCGCCGGGTTCAATTACAATCGGCGTGAACACTGGCGTGAGTTCGTTCGGATCGTCTTCCGGTGACCACGACTCGCCCTCATCCTGACGGCGTCGCTCGTCGGTTCTGGTATCGGCAGAGCTCTCGTTTTCATATTCGGCGTCACGCTTCGCCTTCTTCTCTGGCGTATCACCGTCCTGCACCCACTCCATGCCGCCGCCCGTGCCGTTCGGCGATCTGACATTGACGCGCGTGGTGAAGCCGACACCGCGCGTGTAGTTGTGCTCGACCTCGGTCATCGTATAGGTGCCATCGACACCGGGCCGCGCGCCGTCGATGCGGATAAATCCGTTAGCCTTGGCGTTGGGCTCGCCGTTGATCAGCACCCAGCCCTCACCGCGTCGCGTCTCCGAGTCAGCACTCGATCCCTTGTTGGTCTGTTCGCCGGTCGCCTTATCGGATACGGAATTGACGGCGTGCGCTATCGCATTGGTGCCGCCGAACGGCGTGCCGCCGGAGACCATGCCCTTGACGTCTTCCCAGCCACCCTTGAAGGTGTCGAAGAATTTCGACTGCGTCGCGCCGTATTGCGGACGACCGATGTACGGCTTGATGCGCCAACCGATCAGGTTGATGCCCCAGATCGCATCGACGGTCGGCATCTTCTCGCCAGATGCGTTGACGCCCTCGGTCTTGCCAACCAAGATCGCGGTGTTCTTCGAAATCTTGAACAGTCCGCCAGTCTCCTGCGCGATGCGCTTGCCCAAGTTCATCGGCGAATCGTTGACGTGCCAGTAGTCGCGCGCGAACTTCTCCATCTCCGGCGACATCACCATCTTCATGCCGGCCTTGGAGAACACGTCGGTCAGCACGTTCTTGAGCGGTATCTTGCCCTTGCCGTCGCCCTGTTCGCTGTCGTCTTGCTTGCCCTCACCGAACGAGGTTTGAATCACTTCCTTGGCGAGACCCTTGCTGTTGGCACCCTCGCCATCGATCCACAGACGGCGACCGCCACCGCGCCGGCCAAATCCGGACTCGGTCTTGGTCACCCATCCATCGAACACGATCACCAGCCCGGGACCGCCCCACGGCTGTTCTTGTTTTTTCTGTTCCTCCGTCATCTCCAAGAAATTCTTCGGCAAGTTCTTGAAGTCCACCGAGCCGCGACCGGATTCGAACAGGCGCGGACCTTCGCCGGCCCAGCCGAGACAGACCTGAAGCTCGGCACCGTCAGGCGGAATCTGGAGCTCGGCATTGCGATCATCGAGTTCGAGATGGCACGTATCCATGCCACCTTCGAGGTTGTCGACGGTCTGCACCGAGATCAGATACGGGTGCAGCCGCGTCGAGATGTCCTGACCATGCACGAGTATCTGGCATACCGCGTGCCGGCGCGGACCTTGATGCTCAACCATTGTGGTTCTCTTCCACGTCTTGCGTCATGTTGCCTTCGGGTGTCTTGCCCCACAACACCACGGTGTTCTTGCGTTGTGGAACGCCGCTCAGGATGTCGTAATCAATCGGGATGCGTACCTGCGTGCCGACCGGGAGAAACGGCGAAGTCTGATGACACTTCGCCAGATGCGGATTGTCATCGAGCAATCGCTCGATCATCTTTGGCGCGCGATTGCGATAGGTGCGCCACAGGATGATATCGGCGGTGATGTAGTCGGAACCGACCGTCACCAAATCGTAACTGGAAACACCCATGCGACAACCGCCTTATGCATACGTCTTGTACATCTGAGCGGTGTTCGACGCCGCATCATTCGGATAAGGCACGCGCTGGAACGCAGCCTCGAACTCGACCTGTTGACCGACGCCGTCCATTGCCAGAAACGAGTGCCCGCGATGCAGCGTCTCGATGATGAACCAGCCATAGTGCCAGCCATCGCCTCGCATCAGGATGTGCGACTGACCTAGCCTGCGCATGTTGTCGAGCACATCGAGATGATACAGCCCGCCGGCTGAATGTTCCTTGCCGACGTGTTGCTGCAACGTCCCGGTGTCGCTGTCGAGCGTCGCCTTCGGACCGTCCGTCTGTTCACCGATGCCGCGACTGCGTGACGCGCGCGCGAAGAAGTGCGGGAAGACCTTGCCCTTCAGCGTAATGGTCTCATCGCTTTCACCGACCCACTCACGGTACATCGCCGCGCCTGCGATCTCCTTCTTGGCCCAGTCGGCCCCGGTATGGTGCGCGTAGTTGTCGACGTTCATCGGGAAGACCTGAAACTGAATCGGTCCCCATTGAAACATCACCCAGTTTGCCATCAGTCATCACTCCTCAAGAAGTCGTCCCACTCGCACGCCGGCCCGATGATCGGTCTCCACGGTCGCTTGGTTCTCTGCCTGTCGTCCTCACCGCCGCCGCTCTGCGCGCGGATGCGCTCGCACTCATCTCGATCACCACGAAAGAATTCAGTGACCAAGATGTTGCGGTTCGGAAACTCGATCTGGTAGGTGACGACCCATTCGCTCATGCAGCCCCGATATCGGAATATGAATTCCAGCGCGCCTCACGCACCTCTCGATCAGCACCGCGCCGCATCGATGAGCGCGCGAACTGTACGTCGTTGTCGTTGACGTTGAGCTTGAGGTTGACCTGCTGTTGCTGATCTCTCGACTGCTGTTGCAGCGCGCCCTCGCCCTTCGGTTCTTCAACAGCGGACGCGGTTGGCGCGGCTGGCGCTGGTGCCGCAGCAACCGGCGGTGCCACTGGCTGACCGCCGGGACCGCGTGCTGCCATGCCGGTGCGACGCGCGCGCTCGATCCATCCGGAGCCGCCCCACGACGCGTGCGATCCGCCGCCGATGTGAATGGATTGCGAGCCCATGTAGCCGTGACCGTGACCAACGCCGGTTGCGCCATACTTCACCGCCGACGCGGTGTAGGCTTCCATGCGCGCAGCGTCCTCGGGTTTACGACTGTCGAGATATCGCTTCGCCTTCGGGTCCCACAGTTTGAAATCACCGGCACCGCCCTGATCGTGACGATGCGATCCGGTCGCTCCCGGTGCTCCGTGCATGCGCTGGCCACCGGAATAAACGTCAGCCCGCAGACCATGCTCTTGACCAGCGGCTTGCAGGAAGGTGCGCGTCTCCTCCGACAATCTTCCCTTGCGAATGCCAGCGACCTTGCCTTGATCTTCCTTGACCCAATCACCACCAGCGATCTCGGCTGATGTCTCGCCGGGGCGAGGCACGCGCGATCCGCGAGCAACAGTGGGATCGGCATCCCCGGCCCGCATGCGTTCCATCCACCTCCGATGGGTTTGCACGTTGCCTGATCCGCTCACGCGACCGGGACGGAAGAACGACTCACCGCCGTAGTCCTTAGTCCATTCCATCTCTTGGTTGGCTTTGCGCTTCGCTGCCAGACCCTGCGAAGCGTTGTCGGTGGCGAAGTCGCTGACGTTGCCGCCGGCCAATGTCTTGTCGAGCGAGCTTTCCAGAATCTTCCTGTGCTCCGGATTCTCCAACGCGCCGCGACCCATATTTCCTTGTTCGTAATAACCGCCCTCACCGGTCCATCTTGCTTCCTGCGCAAGCGTCCTGCCGCGATGAGAAGCGCGATTCATCATGCTCTCGATCACGGCTTGTGTGCCTTGACCGTGCTTGCCCTGCTCGTTCGCGGCGATGCGCAACACCTTGTCGCGTAGCGCTGGGTTGGCATCCATCTCCGCCTTGAACTTCGCTCGATCTGCGGCGAGCCCTCCCTCCTGCGCGCCAGTGACGGCTTCGTCAGTTGTTTCTGCCGGCGGTCTTGAGCTTTGGCCGCTAGATTGAGCGCTCGAACGCGGCACGTTGCCTTGCCCGCCGTAGCCGGTGCCGCCGCCATATCCCTGCGGGCCTGCTGGAGAGAACTGCGAGAAGCCACCACCACCACCGCCACCACCGCCGCCGGGACCGCCAAGCGACGCACGCTGCAGCAAGGCGTTGTTGCGATAGTCCGCCGGCAGATAGGCAGAGTCGGACGAGCCGCCGTATCCGCTATAACCTCCGGTGTAGTTGACGTTGGTCGCGCCACCCGGCAGCGCACCGCGTATGCCCATGCCGCTACCAGACACTGGCGCGCGTGGCCTCTTGTCTTGCTGTTCGTAAACCTTTCCAGCAACCCACGCCGCGCTGCGCTGCGCAGCATCCACCGCGTCCTCGCGGAAACCAATCGGCTTGTAATTCGGATCGTCCTTCTTCAGCGCATCATCGAGTTTTTTCTTGGCGTCTTCTGTCGCCTGTTCTCCACTCAGGCCACCGACCACGCCTCTGCCGAGCGATCTTCCTCCGTTTGCAAGCGGCGCTAGCGGATGGAAACCATGCGGGCCAACGATGGACGGTCGCGTGGCTCCTTCCTTGCCTCGCGCCCAATCAATCGCATTGCCGACCCACGCAACGACCTTGCCGAGGCTCTCCAGTTCCGAGGCGAACATATTGATAATCTGGGGAACGCCGAGCGTCTTCATCAGTGCGCCGAACTGATCGGAGAGATTCTTGACAGCGGCGCTCATCGAGTTGATGCCGCCCTGCGCGCCGGCCATGACGTTCTTGCCGTCATTGATCGCTTGCTGACCGTCAGCAAGGTCCTTGAACAGTTTGATCTGCGCAGCGATAGAGCCATTGTCCTTCTCGACCAGCTTGGAGAACAGCAAGCGCTCCTTGTTCTCCAGCTTGCGCAGGAACGATGCCTTCTCTTGCTCGGTGCGCAGTCCCTTGAACTTGCCGACCACGAAGGCCGCGAGATCGCCGCCCTCCCGCTTGACCTCTTCGACTTGCTCGATCCAGATTTTCCCCGGCGTGCCGAACGCCTCGCCGACCGACTCGGAGCCGAGCTTCTGGAAGGTCTGCGTCAACAGGCGAGCGCCCTTCGAGGTGTCGCCCATCAGATCGGTGGCGATGCCAAGTTGCGCGCCCATCCGCGCGAAGCCATCGCGCCCGCTATAGCCAGCGGCTTTCGCCGCCTCGCCGAGCTCGCCGCTGTTGCTGACAAGGTCCTTGATGTCGACGTTGGTCTCGCGGACAATGCCCGCCATCATCTCCATCGTCTGATTGAATTGATCAGCCGGGATGTTCATGTTGCGCATGAAATTGGTGATAGCGCTGGCGAACTCCGTTGGCCCGACACCCATGCCAGCCGCGACGACGTTGAGCCGCGTCGTCTTGGCAATCGCCTGATCGAGCGTGATGTTGAGGCCCTGCCGCAGCTTGTTGGCCGCAGTAAGCGTCTCATCGAAGCCTGTCTGCGAGGTCTGTGAGACCTCCCTGATTGCCTTCTCTGACGCTTGGATTGAAGCCGTCGTTGCCTTGGTCGCGTTCTGCAACAGCAACATCTTGTTCTCTGCATCGGCGAAGCCCAAGTAGGATCGCCTCGCGGCCTCGGCGGCAGCGGCCCACGACAGGTGGCTTCTGATCACGCCACCTATCGCGTTGTTGATCTTCTGCGCGGCGGTGACCTGCTTGTTGGCACCGTCTTCCGCGCCCTTGCCGAGGTCCTGAATTCGCTTCAGGTTTTCGTTGTAGGCCTTGTTGTTCTTGAGGATCGTCTCCAGCATGCTCTGATAGGTGCGATGCTGCTGGACGGCCTGCGATTGCAGGATGCGGGACTGGCTCTTGTTGATCTCCAGAATTTTCTCAAGCGACTTGATGTAGTCGTCAGCGTTTTTCTTCGCCGACTTGTACATCGCACCGGTTTTATCTTCGCCGGTAAGCGTGACTTTACTGGTGTGATCAACCATCAGACCCTCACGGCTCTTCGCTCATGTCGAAGCCGGCCTCGGGCAGCGGCGCGCCCGGGCCTTGCATTGTCGCCGGATCGAACTCGTGACTGCCGCCGCTGCCGTTGGTGACGCGCGGGACATCCGAATCGGCGGGCTCGTCCGGTTCGGCCTTCAACGGAACGCGCCCGTTGATGACGTCGTCACGTATCTCCGGCGTCAGTAGCTGCATGAACTGATCGAGCACCCGGTCAGCATCCGGATAACGAAGATCACGGATCACCACCTCATCGACGCCGGCCAACTCCACCAGCAATTCGGTTGATGTCTTCCACGCACCCTCATTCCACCGCAGCACGTGACCGAGCCGCAGCGGCGCGAGCGTTATGACCTCGATCTTCTTCTTGTTGTGCTCGAACGGAATGTAGAGGTGGATGGTGCGGCCACCTGCCTTGTCGAGCTCGATCATACGTGCACCCAGATCGTGATGACGTTCACGCCTCTCTCGACACGCTGATCAACGAATTCGATGTCGGCGGCTTTCGCGCCGGCACCGTCAGTGTCGGAAACCACGACCCGCTTGTTCGGATCGTGGTTCTGCAGTTGCTTGATGAGATCGGCTACCGTCATGCGACCCTGCCGCCGGCTTCAGCGGGCGAGGTCGGACCGCCTGCGCCCTTGTCTTCGCCACTCGCCGGGATGCGAAGCAGGTTGATCATGTCGGCGTTGAGGTCCTTGCCACCGACGATCCGCTTCGAGGTGAAGAAATCCCAGTGATAGATCAGGAACGGCCTCTGGCCATTCTCGGTCAGTTGCATGGTGAGCTTGTAAGACACGATGCTCTTGATCGAGTACTCGTGCGCCATCAGGTTGCCCTTGGAGAACGCGGTCGGATTGACGCGACCGAGCCGGCCCTCGATCACCGCCATCGCCTGCAGCGCCTTGCTGGTCCGACGATCTCGGATCAGGCCGTAGGCAGTGAAGCGCTGGTGATAGGGATCGTTCTGACCGATGTACGACATCAGCAACGGGTCCCAGCCGGCGAGGTTGAATGTCGCTTCGAGCTTGTTCATGTGCGTCGGCACCTCGATGGCGAGCGGCGCACCACCGGGAGCGTGATCGACAAAGTTCTCTTCCATCGTCGGCAGTTTCAATTCCTGCAACACCAGATGCGTCGAGATGCCGGGAGCGCTGACGCCGCCCGGGATGGCGCTGCGGGTGTCACCGCAAATCAGGTTGGCGCTTTCCATCACGTAGATCGTTGCTTGAGCCATTAGGGTGCTTCCTTCTCGAATGAGAAAATGGATGATGGACCGGCGCTTGCAGTCGCCGCAACAGTTTGAAGCACGTCAGTTCGTGCTGTCCATCAAGGATTACGACGCCAGATTGAGTTGCGTCGCCAGATCGGAGACCATTGCATCGATGGCTTCGCGGTAGCGCGAGGACTCGATGGTGATGTGCTTGAGGACCGGCGGCTCTTCGGCGCGGAAGCCTACGGTCAGATGCCCGAGCCTGATTTGCTCCGGCGAGTTGCCTTCGGTTCGGAAGTTCACATCGTAGCCGAGGATGTGCTGATCGGCTTCCAGATCGCGAAGGAAGAACTCCATCGTGTTCAGGATCGCCTGCACCGTGTGGCCGATGATGTTGAAGCGACCGAGGAAGAAGCGCAGCGCACGCAGCATGCCGAGGTGGATGTAGTCGCGTCCGCGCATGACGTTGTACATCTGCCAGAGCGGGTCCTCGCCGGCATTGTCGGTCGAGATCAGCACGAAGCCGCCCGAGGCAATCGCGAAGTCGTCGCCCACCTCGCCCCGGATCAGCGCGCCGATGTTCGCAGCAAACAATTCCTGCGCCTCGTTCGCACTGTCGGTCAGGTTGAACCCGATCTCGCGGTTCGGCGAGATGATGCCCTGCACCGCTTGGTTCGCCGCCGAGTGGAACGGCGCTCCGGTCTCGTGGTCACGACGGACCATGATGCCGGCCATGCGTGGCGCAAGCGGACGGATCACGATGTAGCTGGTCACCGGGTCCATCACGCGGCAACCGCCGCTGAGCGGGATCAGGCGATGCGACTGCATCGTCTCGCGCCAGTCGATGTCGTTCTGGAAGGACGATCCAGCCGACTCCACGATCATCATGCCGAGCAACTGGTTGCAGACCGAGGTTGCGCCGGCAACAATCGGGTTGGCACCAGCAACGATGGTCGCGGTGTAGGCGGCGGTCTCGCCGACTTCCTCCCACACAACATTGAACGTCGCGCCCGTGCCTGTGCCAGAGGTGTTGAGCACCTCCTGCGGTTCATCCGGCGGCGTCTCGGTGCCAACGATGAAGCCGTCGCCGGAGACGTTGCCGGTCAGTACTTCACCGCCAGCGCCAACCGTCACCACGGTGACGATCACTTGGTTCGGCAGAATGCACTGCTCGCCGACACCGTAGCCGATGCCGCCAGACTCAACCGTTACCGAGTTGGCCTGATTGCCAGCCGGCGGCACCTCGATGGTCGGTGGCGTGTCGTACCAAGCCCCGGGCATTTCGAGTTCGACGGCACCGAGTTGTCCGTTGCTCAGACCGTAAGCGTGACCTACCGCCTGCACGGCGTCAGGACCGCCGCCGGAGAACGTCACCGGATACATATGATCCGTCAGGTAGTTCGAACCGGGAGCGGTGCGCTCGATCAGGCCGACGCCGTTGGCCATCTGCGAGGTGTAGCCCGGGGCCGTGAGAATGCGCGGCGTGAAGCCGAGCTTCTGCGACGACTTCAGGAACGCCCACATGCCGGTGCCGTTGAGGCTGTCGCCAGCGATCTTCGAGATCGTTTGCTGCAGCTTGATAGCCGGATCGGGATCGGTGCCTTCCGGTGTGCGCACGATGACAATCCGCGCGGCGAATTGCGTCTCGCCGAGTTGATCGTTGATGCCACGCACCGCGTCAGCGAGATAGCCGAGATCGCCGAGCTTTCGCGTCTTGTTCTGGTCGTTCGAGTTGAGGAACACCGGAGTGTCGTAGGGAAACAGCGATGCATCCGCCAGCGGCGCGGGACCGACGATGCCGATGGTCGAAAGGTCTGCGGCCAATACCGGACGCGCGCCTTCGTCAACTTTACGGATACTAATGCCGAATACTGGATCAGCCATTCTGGTCTCTCCTGTTGAAGTGGTTTCGAAAAGTTAGATCACGTGTGCCGGCGTCATGATCTCAAGCTGTTTGATCGTGAGCGCGTGCAGCCTTACCGACAGGATCATGATCGGCTCGGCGGTCGCTGACTTCGCCGAAAAAATACGAATCTCCCGAACGTAATCGCCGATGACCTGATCCTGCACAATCGGAGTCACCATGATCGAGCCGACCGGGTTGCATTCCATCGAGGTCGCCAGCATCTGCAGCGGCGATGGCGATGGGATCGCGTGCGCGGGCGGCACGGGTGTACTCTGTCGTCCTTCAAAGAATGCTACGTCAGCCATTTATGGGCGCTCCTGCGGTGCTCTCTGCTTCCCGGCTCTGATGATATCCATCCAGCCCGGAAACAATTGCGTTTCATCGACAGTGTAGAAAATTCGACAATCGAAATCTCTGCAGGCTTGCGGTGCTCGACCGTGGATCGCGCAGCCGTGTTGATCTAGATAAATGCAATCGCCGTTCGGCTTGCGCTGCAGAGAGTGGTGTGTCTTGCCGTCAACAGTCACGGCGTTGGTGAGATAGTCGTCAGGATCGTCGGCAGGTGTCAGCGGGCATCCGATGCGGCAACATGCGTGGCACTCACCGCAATCGAGCTTCATGGACTAGCTCCAGTACAGCGCCGCAGATGCGGCAGCGCCGGCATTGCCCGTATTGACGTTGCCATAACCGCCAGCGCCACCGCCAGCGATAACCAGCGTGTATCCGGAATCGATAACGGGCGCATTCGGACCCATGTAGGTCCACTGGCTGATGCAGAGACCTCCGGTGCCACCCCTGCCGCTCCAGTAGCCCATCTGGCCACCCATGGCCGCGCCACCCGCGTTGCCACCGCCTGTGCTGTTGTTGTTGTTGCCGCCGCCAGCATTGCCGTCCCCGCCGACGTTGCCGTTGGAGATCATCTTGCTGCCGCTCATGTTGCCGCCGCCACCGCCGCCATTGGCGATCATCTGAACCGGGCCGTTGAAATAGGACTGCCCGCCAGCGCCGCCATAATGAGCGTTCGAAGCAAAGTAAGCGTCTGTGATTCCGCCGCCGCCACCGCCAGCGCCGTAGATGTACAGGGTCAGCGTGTTGTAGGCCGGGATGATGATGTTGTGCGTCCCGACACCATAGCCTTGGCTTCCTGCAACGACAGGCTTTCGCCCGCCGGCCATCAACATTACAGCGTGCGATACGCCTGCCATCAGGTGAGTCCGTTGCCAGAGATGACCCAGTTGCCACCGGTCCACTTGACGGCTGTGGCGAAACCGTACTGACCGAGCGTGCGGTTACCCGTTGTCGGTCCGCTGGGTGCGCGCCACATCATGGTCTCGGTGTTGGCGATCACCGCGTAGTTTGCATAGGCGAAAAAGCTGATGGCGGTGCCGACCGGATAGAGTCCACCGTTGATCGTGAAGGTCTGCGCACCTCCGGTGTTGCACAGCATCTTCTGCGCATCAGAAGCAGAGGTCCAAGTATCGGATGGATAATGAACCGGCGGCAGGCCGGCAAACAGTTGCGGGTCTCTCGCCTGCGCATAGGCCGACCAGTTGTTGGTGTTGAGCACGCGCACCCATCCGCTCGGCGTGCCGCCGCTCCAGTTGCGGTGATAGATTTCGTTGGGGTTGTCTTCCCAGCCATAGGCGATCTGCATGCCCCAGTAGCTGGATGCATTGCTGTGTCGCATGTTGGCCTGAAGCCACCAACCGGTGTTGGGTGCGTTAGCGCCTGCACTGACATCGCCACCGAAGGTAAATGCACCCGGAGCCGCATTCTGAAAGGCGGTATTCCAGTTCGATGACCAGCCCGAGGGCGGCTTGACCATGGCGCGAAGCGCTCCGCCAGCGAACGCGAAGTCGGTGCCATCATAGGTCAGCGTCTTGGATGCGGTGTTGCCGAAATAATAAGTGCCGGCAGCGCCGCCGAGGCCAGAGGCGACGTAGTTAGTCGCGCCGATGTAGCCGGTGATGTTGGCGTCGCCAACGCCGTTCAGAACGCCGTTGTAGTTCAGCGCTTTCACCGTCATCGCACCGGTCGCTCGGTTGACGTTGAGTGGCACGTCGATGTAGGTGCCGTTGTCGGCGTAGCGCAGCAACGAGAAGTTCGAGCCGGCATTGGCTCCGCTCTCTGCAGCATTGTCGGCTATCGACAGCACCCAGCGCTGAGCTCCGTCGACCGACAGCGCCTCGATCATGCGATGCTGACCGGTCCCGGTGGATCGCAGGCGCAGCGATGCGTTCGCTGTGGTGATGGTCATGATGTTGTTGACGACACCACCAGACCCGATGATGGAGTCGACATAGGCCTTGGTCGCCGCCATCAGCGGCTGCGATGGCGGGCCGTACAGATACAGCGGACCGGTCATCGCAGCACCCGCCGATGACATTGAGCCCATCAGATACTCATTCATGCGCGACCGGGTCCATGCCGTGGTCGCCAGCGCATTGTCGTTCGATCCGATCACTGGAGACACGCCGCGCTGCACCGCTTCGAACGGCGATGTGCCGTCGCGGCGAACGTAGGCGTAGAGGTCGAGGCCGGCGGAAACCAGATCGTTCGCCGCCTGCACGATCTCGGCGTGCTTGATCAGAATGTCTTGGTAGTCGATCAATATCTCGGCGTGCATCGGAGCGATGGCGTCGTGATAGAGCTTGGTGCTGTCAGCCATGCCCGGTGTTGATGACACCATCCAGTCATCGAATGGCCCCGGGTTGCCATGCAGCGCCGTGATGGTCACCCACAGAATGCCGAGCTCCTGATCGTAGGACTCGGTTCTGGCGATGGCATAGTCATCCGGCGTGTGCTCGATGATCAGGTACGGCGATGGCGTGAAGGTATCGCGCTGCACGCCCTCTTCAATGGTGAAGGTCATCGAGCCCAGCACCAGTTCGAACAAACCGTCGATGGGTGCGAGCAAGAAGCCGAGTTGCGTGACCTCCAAGATATCCTTGGTGGCCGGAATCAGAATCTCGTTCATCCGCAACAAGGCGGCGGCGCGAATTTCCTCGTTGATGCCAGCAAGGAAAGTCTGCGTCGCTTCCAAATCCTGAAAGCGACCTTCGAGCGACGGCAGCAACCGCTTCATGTATGGAAGCAGTTGCGTACCGGGCTTCAGTTCGAACTCTTCATCGAGTCGCTTCAGTGCCATGTCAGTTACGCCTTCTTGGACTTAGTCGCCGGTTGAGTGGTCTTCGCCGCGCTGGGCGCGATGTCCGGATTGTCGGGCGTAGCACCGAGCACGACCGCATCGATGATCGCGCCCGGATAGTCGGTGGTGATCTGGGTGCACGTGTCACCCGTCATCTGGTAGGCCTTGGCAGGCGATAGCACACGACCACAGAACACTGCCGGCTTGCCCAGCGTGATGCTGTAGGCCATCGTCGGATCGTAGCTGGCCGGCGGTGTTTCCCTCTGACTCGGAAGTTCTGGCGGCGAGTCGGTGGATGGTGACGAAGGACCGCCGATCACGATAACCCGATCATCGATCCACTCACCCTTGCGCACTTCACGCCGCGAGCCCTTGCCGTTGGTCGGCGGCATCGTATCCGGCACATACCCGCGCGGTGGCGTTAGTCGCGCGCGGGCGGCTTCGACAGCCGCCTCGCTCATCGGCATGTTGACGTTTCGCTGTGGAAATTTATCCGTAGCCATGAAGGTTTTCTCCTGTTGTGCGGTGGCCGTTAGGCGATGGCGATGTCGACGCGTTCGCCGACAAGATAGGTCGCGAGCACGTTGTCAGTGGTGCCCTCAGACCTGATCTTGTAGGCGTTGATCGCAGTGCCGCCGAGCGCAGCCAGATTCCACGTGCACTTGCGCATCAAGGTGGTCGGATCGTTGGGATCGATCTCGTCCTCGATCAGCGATGGTGTTTGCACGTTGACGTAGCCCGGACCCACCAACAGCCGTGGTGTGAAGGTGTGGTAGGGAGGGCCGCGCCACGACTCCAGACGATAATCCACATAAACCGTGGTGACGGGAGTTGGCGTGGTGCGCGCCGTCGAGATGTGACGGAAGTCAGAACGCGGTCGCGAGGTCAGCGTGCGTGAATTCGCGGCAACGCCGATACCGGGCATTTCGTCGGTGGTGCCGATCAGCGTGACGCGGAATGGCAACAGCGGCGGCAATGCCACCAAAGGATTGGTCTGGTAGTAGCCGAGCGCCGTCCACTCGCCATTGACCTGCACCTCGTACTGGATCGTGGTGCCGGGAGGACGCGTGGAGTCATAGTTGAGGTCGATGCTGGCGATGCCGCCGTTGAGTTCGAGCGACAGCAATTGCGTGGTGACGCGGTTGGTTCTGAACTTGGCAAAGTTCAACCGGAACGTCATGTCCTTGGTGAGATCGCCAGACGACCACGCACCATCGCTCGATGAGAACAGCGTGCCCTGCGCGAACTTGTTGTTGTGCACGAGGCTGATGAAGTGGTTGCCCGGTGTCTGCAACACGATGGCGTAGCGCTGTCCTTTCGCCAGATAGGTCGGAAGGAATTCGAACCGCGTATGGTTCGGCGGAGTGCGCAGCCGGTCAGCCGTCATGGTCGAGCGCGCGATGGTGCGTTCGAAGTTCGGCGCGCCGGCACCGTTGGTTTCGCAGATCAGGCAATGCACGTCGCCACTGCCGGCCACGCGCGTGAAGAACAGATCAACCGATGTGAGCCAGCCACCCTGTGAGTTCAGGAAGGTCTGCGAGACCACCGATCCGGACAGGCCTTCGATGGTGACCACCTGCCGCCAGTAATAGCTGTCGATGATCTCATCGACCCAGAACTGCACCAGTCGCACGATAGTGTGGTTCGGGTTGTCCTGCACGTCGAGAATCTGGAAGGTCTCGTTGCCGCGCGTCAGGATGTTGCGGATCGGATCGTAGATCAGATCGGTGTTGACGGTGTTGCCACCGACACCTGTGCCGTTACCCTGTTCGCCAGAGTTGATCGAGGATATCCAGTCACGGCCCGATGGCGCGAACCACCAGACGCCGTTGGCACAAACGTACATCGCCGTGCCCCAGCGGATACGCGTGCGGGTCTTGGCGCACAACTCCCAACTGATGGTCTGGTACTGGTACTGCGAGATCGAAAGCTCGCTGTCGTTACCGACAACTTCCATACGCGCCACTTGATCGTAGGACGGCAGCACGAAATTGGCTTGATTGATCACCGCCGGGTCCATCGGGTTCAGTAGCCCGATCTGCGCGTCGCGCTCGGCAGCGTTTGGAAAGCGGATGCCCTCCTCGATCTTGGCCAGATAGTCGACGTGCAAGATGTCGGACTCGTCGTTGGTCAGGTAGTGATCCGCACCCCACGACGAATAGGTGTCGGGAAGGTTCAGCACTTCGCGCACGCGCGCGAGGTCGGCGGCGATCTTCAGCGTGAACCGCATCGAGGCGGTGCCGTTGATGCGCGCTGCCAGCGACGCCATGTCGGTCGCCAGCGTGTCGAGACGTGACGCCGTTTGCAGCCGCCACGAATCCATCTCGTTCATGCGGGCATCGAGATTGGACAGGTTCGGCGCGCGGTTCTCGTCCACCATCTGGATCGAGACGATGCCGGTGGAGTCGAGAAGTATCCACGCCACCGCCAGCGTGTTCGATGCCACGCTCGGGCGCTGCGGGTCAGGACCTTCCGCGCCGACCACGCTTGAGATGTTGGCCCAGCGGCGGTTCTCGGTGGAGACCACGCGCGCGACGGTGGCACGTGTCACAGGGTCGGTCAGGAATGTTCTCGGTTCGGTATCGGTCTCGATCTCTTGGCCCCACGCCACCACGCCGACATAGCGCCGCGTAACCACTGGCAGAACGCCAAGCAGATCGAGCGACGATCCGCCTTCGCTGTCGTTGTAGAACACCAGACCGTTGTGATAGAGCCGACCACTGCCAACCGTGACAACAGCCGGCGCGGTCTGCACCGTGGTGAAGCCGGTGTAGGCCATCGATGGAATGAGAGTGTCGCCGACGATGTGGTCGAACGAGGCTCGCGGGAAAAGACCGAAATTGTTGAAGTCCTCGACCGTGACCTTCTGCCAGTCTTGGATATTTACTTTGCGTTCCATGCTGCCTCTCCTAGAGCAAGTTGATCACTTGCTGGTCAATAGTGGTTTCGTTGTAAGCGCGTTCGCGTAGCTCGATCAGGCGCGTTGGGTCGTAGGCAACGCGCACACGATCTCTCAGCGCTTGGGAAGTGACGACGGCCCGGTTGCCACGGTCGAAGTCCCGCAGGTCAGGCTCGCTTGCGAAATAGTTATCGTCGGTAACGAAGCCCTCATCACCGAACCAACTCCAGACATCGTCGTCAGTGTGAAGGTCGATCATCAGGTCGGCGGTGTAGGCCGGCCACGACACGTAGTCGACGCCGACATAGGAGATGCCGCCCGTGATCGTGCCGACGATGTCCGGGTCGTACAGGAAGATGCGATCCGCCAGCATGCGTGCGGCGTCATATCCTGCATCGGCGTAGTAGACGATGGGCACCGGTTGCGGTGGCTCCGGCACAGTGTTCGGATGCGTCGGTGGCAATACGATTGGATGCTCTGGTCGTGGCATCGTGTCGGGTAGTTCATGATCTGGATGCGGCAGGTCGCTCGGATGCGTGATGTTGCGACTGTCGCTCCAGTCACCGACGAAGAAGAACGAATTAGCCCAGCCGATGTCGCTGTCGCGCTCATAGCGCACATCGATAGGTTCGAGCCCGGGAAGCACCGTGTCGAGATGCAGTTGGCTTTGCTCGTGGCTGTACGACCCGTCAATCCGCACCGTGATCAGTTTCGGCACGAGGGTTTCGGCGCAGACGAACTGCTCGTCGTTGACAAAGTCCTCGGTCATGTAGGCGGGGCCGGCCAGACCGGGCAGCGCGACCTGTTCATAGTCAATCGAGGCGACGCCGTTGATCTCCTTGGTGAACGAATAAATCTGCAGCGGGACATCCTTGCCCTTGATGCGCAGATAGGCCTTGCGACCGTGCAGCGCCTCGCCGTCATCCAGTCCGACGAAATCATTTACGCCGCCAGCGTCGCTGTACAGCACATCGATGCCGTCCCAGCCGATGCCTTCCTCGAAGGTGATGCGCACCTCTGGCAGGAGGTGTATCCAGAAATCGTAGGCTTCCTTCGACATCGACGGTGACGCGAAGAAGCATTGCGGTGGCCGCAGTGCCTGCGGCACGGTGTAGCCACCCGTAAAGTCGCGCCCGGAAAAGTCCAGCGCCATCTCGATGCCGGCCAGCGTACCGCGCAGCGATTTGTATGTGAACTGGTTGGCCACCCACTCGCGTTGCGTGGACTCGCTCCAGCCCTCCTCCCACAACATCACGCCGTGCGCGTAGCCGAGGTAGGGCAGGTTGTTGTAGCTGATCTTGTACGGGTCCCACTGGTCGATGATGATCTCGGCATAGGTGCCGATCAACCGCTCGCCATCGACGTCGGCCATCGACTTTTCGAGGCCAGACGCATTGCGATAAAGGAGCTTCGCGCCCGGATACTGGATCAGGCCCTCGGTGACGATGTCATTCACAGCGCGCGGCCCGCCATTCTTACGGTGACCTGCGTCACCTTGATCACCCAGTCGAGCGGCACGAATACGTCTTCGGTCGGCAGTTCGACGTCGACATGATGCACGCCAGTAAGCCGGCACGCGGCGTGGATCGCGGTGTGAGAATGATCGTGGCCGAGCCAGTACTGATCGTTGACCAGATTGGAAAGGTTGAGCACGATCTGCTTCATGGTCTGGTCAGGATTGGTGCCGGGATAGAGCCACACCGCGATCTTGTATTCGATCTCCCTGACCTTCGGCGGATTGACCGAGATCACGTCGGTGAGTCCCTGCCGCGACAGCGACTGGATGTAGGCGCGGATCGTCACGAGCTCTTCGTCGGTCGGCTTCGGCTCTTCCGGCGGTGCCTTGAGACAGGTGATCAGGATCGTCGGATAGTAGTCGTGCATCACGAAGCGGATCGCGGTGACGTCACGCAGCGATGGCATCGCCGTCAGCGCCCAGAATTCGTAGGCTTCGGCGGTGCCGTGCGGCGACAGTGTGTTCGGCGACAGCCAGATGCGCCGCCGATAGCGGTCGTCGCTCTCACCCGGTAGGCGAGGCACGCCGCCGGGATATCGCGTTGCGATGGCATCGAGGTCGGTGCCGATGGCATAGGCTAGCGTGATTGAGCGCGCCGCCTGATTGACGCGATCCCGCAACAGCAATTCGAAATAGCTGCAGGCCTCTTGGTTGATCTTGATCGGATCGAACTCAAGATTCTCGACGTCGTACTGCGCCGCTGCCGGCGGATCGTAGTAGGCCCACAACTGCTTCAGCCGCGCCATCCGCGACGCGAGGATCGCCTCGACGTCGATCTTCTCCAGCACGATCATCGGCTGCAGGTTGGCCGGCAGGATGACCGAGATGCGATCAGTCAGCCTGTCGGCCAGCGCCTGCCCGCCGCCTTGGATGTAGACGTCGCTCATAGTTGACTCCCCGGCGGAATGTTCGGCGTGGTGCCGAGGCCGTACTCCGGCGCGCCGGAGACGTAGCCGGCCTGCCGCTCCCACAGATTGTAGCCGCGCGACACCAGACCGACGCCGCGTCGCATCTGCGGATCGGTGTTGCCGAGGTGGCCGCGTGGTCGATAGACACCTTCCATCGCTGTCTGCAATTCGCCTTTACGCAAATCCTCCGGCGATGTCAGCAGCGATCCATCCGAACGCAGGCCAACGCGAACACGCTGGATGCGATAGTTCGGTTCGTGCAGATCGAGTCCGGTGGCGATGGCCCAGTAGAACCGGCAGATCGTGGTCTGGGTGGCGTTCTCGCCGATCAGATGCGGCACGTATGAGCCGCACCACCGTCGCAGCACGCGTTCGTGGTAGCGCGTCGAGAAGATCAGCAGCATCGACTGAACCACGTGATCCCAACCCGTGAGCACCTTTCCGGTGTAACGGTCCATGCCGATGCGCACGGGGTTGAGAACGATGCGGCCATACTTCAGGTCTGGCCACATCTCTAGGTTCGGGTCGTAGACGTAGTTCGCCATCGATCAGCCTCGTGTGGTGGTCGATGCGCTCGGGGTGACCTTCGGCTCGGTCTTCGGTGTCGGCTTGGCTTCCTTGAGCCGGTCTTCCTTCTTCTTCTGCTTGCGCTGGTTGCGCGCGATGGTGGCGTAGGCCGGCTGGCCGGCGAAGCCCGGAGCACCGGACTGGATGCGCCTGTCGTATCGCGGGATGCGTCCCGGGTTCTTGTCGTTGTCCTCGCTGCGCCCGCGCGTGATCTGCGCCAGCAACTTCTTGTGTGCGCCGCTGATCTCGCCGACCGGCTTGTCGCCGATCAGACCTTGGTCGATCCAGTACTGCACTTGCTGCGTCACCGCGAGCACGTGGTTGGTGTCGTCCTTCGGGTTACCCTTGTCGTCCTTATCCTGCAGCACACGCAGCCCGCCGAACGTGTCGCTGACGTTGGGATCGTAGACGTAGAACTTCTGCAGAATGCGGGGCTGTCTAACCATGCTTGCCAT